GTTGGAAATACTATAGTACAATACGGCGGAGGAAAAATGTTCAAACCTGGATCTTATGATAGATATACTCCTTTTAAAAATAACCCGGAAGCACATTATATAGTTATAGCTTGGCCTGTCGGTCTCATACAAATATCAAAGAATCCTTTCAAATCAGCTGAAAATCCTTACCATCTCGGAGATTTGGCACAAAAAGTATTGAAAAGATACAAATCTAAAATGATGATACCTATTACTCTAGATAACATAAAAAGAATTTATGAACAAGATATCAAAAAAGGCAATCAATCGGCAATTGGTTTCAAAATATCTGATTTCATAGCACTCTTCAAAGGTAAAATAAAAACAGAAAAAGGAACAACAAGAGACGATTGGAAAAGGCTTGCAAGAATAATGAACAAACCTTTTAGAAGTTTATCAAAAGAAAATAAAGACTTTCTCAAAAAATTCAGTGTAAACTTTTGGGATATAGTCCAAGCATCTAGCGGTGGACATAAGGACATTACTAATATAAGTGGTTTGAATTTCTTAGGCAAAAATTATGTAGATTTTCTAAAAACTCTACAAAATGCATTTGCTAAAGAAATGAAAGACAAAAGTCTAAAGGAGAAGTAAAAATGGAAAAAGACAAAATTTTAGAAGCTTATGAAATGTTTCTAGAAGAAGAATGGGCAGAAAGAATGATAGATGATATTCTCTATTCTGACGAACTGAATGAAAAATGGAAGAAAAAAGTAAAAATTCAAGCAACAGGAGAACATGCAGGTAAAAGCGTAAAACAATTGAGAAAAGAAATTTGCGCTATGAAGGGCAGCAAAAATTTTGACAGAGAAAAGTTTAGCGAACTGCTTTTCGCATTGAGAGCAAAAGAAGGGTGGAAGAAAGGAGCTGGAGCTGCAAAGCTTCCTTGTTAAAAAATGCCTATTCCTGAACCTCAAAAAGGTCAACAGAAACAAGAATATATAGGAGAGTGCATATCTTTCCTAATAAAAGAAGGTAGGCCAAAAGATCAAGCTGCTGCTATATGCTATTCAAAATGGGAAAAGTTCAATGAGGATAATGACATGAGTATAATAGAAAAAATTGATATGTATATTGAAGAGGAAGAGACAAAATTCTTGACCAAAAAACAAAGAGAAAAATTACCAAAAAGACTAAAGAAAGCTATTATAAATCATAAAAAGAAAAAATTGAACAATATTTCAGAACAACTCAATATCAAAGATTTTAATAACATCTCTCTTTCTTTTGATCAAAAAGACGATTTCGGTGTTGAAGCGGCTGCAAGTTTACTGAAAGATAAGGCAAAAGAGGAAATGAACTTGCTTTCAAAAATTACACCAACAGCTAATCTCAAAAATGTAGAAAATATATATAACAAATTTTATATACCTTTCAACAAAGCAATAGAGGATCTAGAAGAAAATCCATTGAACAAAAATAAGTATAATAAAGCAGCAAAAGCATTTGAAATTCTTATCAAAAAAATAAAAAATATTCTATAAGAGGTGACTTATGAAAAAATTGTTAACTTTTTTATTGACTATAATGTTAGTAGCTCTTATCAAAGTAGGAGGAGCAAAAATTACATCCGGACCATATGAAGGAAAAGATTGGTTTGTTTTATTCTATGAGGATGGAACAAGTGTTCATTATATAATGGATAACGGAAAATATATAGATTACCAAGTAATGACTGAAGAAGAATTGAAAAAACTACTAGAAGAATTGAAAAAATTGAAGACAGAAATATAAATGAAAACTTATTATTATTACAAAGCATTAAGAAAAACTATCATTCAATTTCTTGATATGTTTAATGATATTAGAATTGCTAGATATGCGAGTGATGGCTCCACAGTAAGAAGTTATATAAGAGTGCCACTCAAATTGGCACCAAAAGAAAAAGTATGGTACTGGATAAATGAAAGAAAAGACGATGAAATATTACCCATAATGTCAGTAACTTTGCAAACATGTGATTTCGCATCTGATAGACAGGTAAATAAATCAGCAAAAATAGTAAAAACAACAACATTAGATCAAAAAACAGTTTCAAGATTTCTAAATCCTGTACCATATAACTTTGGTTTTCAATTATCAATTTGGGCACTCTATATGGTTGATATAGATCAAATTCTAGAACAAATACTTCCATATTTTACGCCGCACACTGTAACAAAAATCAATATACCAGAATTGGATGCAACACTTGATATCAAAGTTATATTTCAAAGCTGTTCTCCAGATGTTACATTTGAAATGGCTGACGAAGAAAGAAGAAAATTATTATGGAATCTAGATTTTCTAGTACAAGGATATCTCTTTCAACCTGTAACAGATGATGAAATTGTAGAACAAATAATTACAAATTTCTATCTCAATGACGAAAGATTCAATGAAAGAAGTACAGAAACAACATTTACAAGTGGTGCCCCTGTAAGTGGAGCATCTGAAACTTTATGGCAATTAGGCTTAGGATACGATGCTGATGCAGAAATTCTTTTTCAATATGAAATTTTTAGAAGTTGGACTGAAAGTCCTTCTGGAGGTTAAATCAAAGTATGTCAATATCAGTAAATTTGGATAAATCAGTTCCTTCTAATTTTCAGTTAGTTATTCCAAAATTACCTACGGAATTGACTTTGGATGCCACTGACGAATTGACTCTCAATATTTTTGAAACAATTATTCCTGGAGTTACATTAGATATTGTTGAAGGTAATTGGCAAGGAGCTGTAGTACAATTCGATAGTGGACGTATGTCTTACGAACCATGGACATTCCAATTCGTTGTTGACTCAAATTTTCTAAATTGGAAAGTTCTTTTTAGATGGCTTACATCTATCAACAATAACAAAGACGTGCATGGAGGATTTCCAAGTGAATATGCTGTAGATGCAACTTTGAGAGTGACAGATAACTTTTTGAATGAAATATTGAGAATTTATTTTACAAATGTATGGCCGCAAATGATAGGAGAAGTTTCTTTTACAACTAGAGAAGGAGAAATGAACTTGGAATGTACAGCTAGCTTCGTTTACGATAGATACGAAATTAGAGAAGATACAACAGCCTAAATTTTATAAGCTGTATCATCAGGATCCGGATATAATTCATCATATAATTCTTTAATCCAACTACGAAAAGCATATGGAAGGTCAATTTCTCTGGCAACTTCCCTTATCATTTTCAATTCAGACTCAGATACTCTAAAATTATATACCTTTATCCTTTTCTCTTTTTTTCTGTACTTCATATATCTTTCCTGGAAGAAAATATTTGTCTTACTTTTAGATATTTATATATTAAAAATATAAATAGATAAGAATACCATATACAAAATTTAAAATTAGGAGGAAAAAAGAAGATGGCTTTTTATCTAAGTCCCCTAGTAGATGTTGAAGAAATTGATTTGACTACTACTATTCCAGCAGTAGCAACATCTATAGCAGTAACAGTTTTGAGAGAAACATATAAGGGACCTGAACAAAAGCAGATACTTGTTACAGACGAAAATGAGCTGATTGACATGTTTGGTAAACCAACTTCAACAGCAAATTGTTATAGAGATATTCTCTCTGCAGCGGGTTATCTCAGATGGGGAAATAAACTATATTGCACAAGAGTAATGCCACTATCAGCAAGTTTTGCGGGTACAAAAGCTGCAAGTGGTACAGGCGTAGATTTTACAGGCTTTACTACTAGCAATGCTTACAAGCTAGACGATCTTGCAAGTAAAGATCCAGATAATTTTGGAGACGATGTTAATGTAACAGGCAGCGATCCTTTCTGGCTAATAGCCTCATCTAGAGGATCTTGGGGTAATAACATAAGAGTAGCAGTTGCAGACTATAATACTTATTCTGCAATGTTGACTGGTGGTCTATCTGGATGGACTACATATAGTGCTATAACAGATGTTGACTCAAAACCCGAATCTACAAAAGAATTTTTGATAGTAGTTCAGGTACAACCTCAAGGAGAAACATCATGGTCAACAAAAGAATATTGGAATGTTTCAACTGATGAAGCAAAAGTTGACGATGAAGGCGTAAGCATGTTTGCCGAAAACAAAATTAATCAGAGTTCTGATTATATAAGAATTTCTATGAATTCTTTAGCAAAAAATAATACTATTACATGTTCTACTTCGGCATGGCAATATTTTACAGGCGGACATGATAGCAATGGAACAAGTCTAACAGACGGAATTATTGAAGATGCGTTTGATTTATATCAAAATCCAGAAGATATTGATGTAAATGTTTTTATTGATTCAGGAAAATCAAATTCAGTAAAACAATACATAGTAACTCAATGTGAAGCTAGACTAGATGCAATAGCGATTTTGGATTGTCCATATAACGCTGTTGTAAATAACGGCGGTAATGAAGCAACAGATTTGAGAGACTGGAGAAGAGGAACTGGCAGTTATGCCGGCGATGATCTAAACATAAATACAAGCTACGCTGCTGTTTATGGAAACTGGTTAGAAGTATATGATAAATATAATTCTACATATAGATGGATTCCAGCTTCGGGACATGTAGCAGGAATTTTTGCAAGAACAGATAGTGTAAGTGATCCTTGGTTTGCTCCAGCAGGATTCAATAGAGGCGGTCTCAGTAATGTTAGAAAACTAGCATGGAATCCTACTCAAGGAGAAAGAGATACACTTTACAAAAATGGAATCAATCCTCTAGTAAGTTTCTCTGGACAAGGCAAAGTTGTTTGGGGCCAAAAAACTATGTTGGATAAAGAATCTGCATTTAATAGAATAAATGTCAGGCGTCTCTTTATGGTTCTTGAGAAAGCAATATCGACAGCAACAAAATACTTTCTATTTGAACCAAATGACGATCTAACAAGGCTCTTGCTAGTAAATATGATTGATCCTTTCTTGAGAGATGTAAAAGCAAGAAGGGGTGTCTATGATTATCTAATTATTTGCGATACAACAAACAACACACCAGAAAGAATTGATAGAAATGAATTATGGTGTGATATTTACATCAAACCTACAAAAGCAGCTGAATTTATAGTATTGAACTTCGTTGCAACTAAGACCGGAGCTTCTTTTACAGAAATAGCTGCACTAAGAGCATCAGGTTAAGAAAATAATAGGAGGAAGAAAGAATGCCAAATTTTGATATTGAAAGTTTCAGGGCTAAATTTCAAGCTGGTGCCAGAGCATATTTGTTCTATGTAAAACCAGTCTTTCCACTTGGTCTTGGTGCAGATACAGATACAGCTACATATCTCATCAGAGCATCATCACTTCCTGAAACTGTACATGAAGAAATTATAGTCAATTGGCAAGGTTTTGATTATAAAATGGCAGGTAAATCAACATTTGCAGCATGGACAACTACATTCAATGTAGATAAAGATGCTGATATTTTGAAATGGTATCTAGAATGGTCAAAAATTATTCTAGATCCAACAACAAATGTCCATGGTTCACCTGTAGACTATATGGTAGATCAACAAGTGGAATTGTTAGGCCTTGATGGAGAACCAATTCTAAAATATAAACTAATTGGTGCATGGCCGCAGTCAATCGGTGCTGTAACTCTAGATTATGCAACAAGTGATGTAGCTCAATTTGATATTACATGGTCATATCAATATCACGTTGTAGATCGAGGTGTTTCTTATATAAGTCCACCATCATTTGCTGCATAAAATTAAAAATTAGTGAGGTGTAAAATGTCAGACTTCAAAAAATATTTGAATGTCTATAGTTTTGAAACAACATTACCGGGAAGCGGAAAAACTGTAAGATTTAGACCTGTAACGACAGGACAAATGAAAGAACTTCTTGTTTATGAAAACGAATCAGATCCAGCTATAATTGAAGAAGCAATGGATAAATTAATTCAAACATCAATTATAGACGAAGATTTTGAAATACTCGATTTATATTTACAAGATAGATTCTTTCTAATGGTAGAATTGAGAAGGAAAACAAAAGGAGATCATTATCAATTCGAATATAAATGTCCAGATTGTGGTTCCCAAACCTTACAATCTGTCAATCTTCAAGAGTTACCAGTAAAAAATTTAGAAAAAGATATTGATCATGTTGTAAAATTAAATGATACTATTTCTGTTGAAGTAGATTTTGTAAGAAGAAGAGAACAAGCAGCAGCTTACAAAATAGTAAAAGAAGCATTTACAGGCCTAAATACTTTACAGCAAGCTGCTGAAGCAGCACTAATAGCCAATGCTTTAGCAATAAAGGCTATTATAACTCCAGATTGAGTCGATAGAGAAGCTACAATCGAAGATAGGAAATTTCTTTTGGAAAATATACCTAGAGGAGAATACGATAAAATAGATAAATGGTTTTCGGACAATGATT